CGATGTTTCTCCTTGAAGTGCTGCGCTCACCAGCATGAGCGCAGGTATGGGGTCGTCGGTGTCGTAGATTAGTACGCGTGGTGCGTTGCCGTAGCCGTAGCCGTTGCCGTTGCCGTTGCCGTTGCCATTGCCGTAGCCGTTGCCTTTGCCGTTGCCGTCGCCGTAGCCGTTGCCGTCGCCGTTGCCGTTGCCGTAGCCGTCGCCGTAGCCTTTGCCGTAGCCTTTGCCGTTGCCGTCGCCTTTGCCGTTGCCGTTGCCGTAGCCGTTGCCGTAGCCGTTGCCGTTTAGGGGCACGATGTTTCTCCTTGAAGTCGTGGGAGGTTCCTTGCTTGCGCCCAGGCGTCCAAGTGCGCTGTCTTGTCGGGAGGCATGCCCCATTGCAGACGGTATGCGTGAATCGCACGAACGTAGGCGTCAAGAGTGCGACGCGTCAGCTCGCGTTGTTCTGCGTAAGTCATCCCCATATCATTCTCCTTTCTTACTGTCACGATGCGCTTTAGCGTAGGCCCGCTGTTTATCCCGCTTGGCCTCGGCCTCGGCATGGACCCGCGCTTGCAGTGCCTGGTGCGCCTGGATATGCAGTGAATGGTCGTCATACGCGGCATGCAGGCCGTTGGTAGTATCTTCCTGCCAGCGCTTGTAGATAGCGCGGTGTTCATCGTCCAGCAGGTGCTGCCACTGGACGGGCGCGGTATCGCTGTCTTCTCTGGCGTGTATTCGTGCTATGGCAATGTTGATACAGGTTATGTAGGAAGCGTGTTCCTCCATGTTCCGGAACCCTTCGCGCTCCGTGAGTAGCTTTGCCAGCATATTATCCCATCGCCGATCCGATGCAGTTATGGCTTGCTTATCCCGGAATGGAATTAAGCGTTTTCCAACAAGAAAGTCTTCTTTGCGCCCTGCGAGTAGTGTCACATCGTAAAGCGTACTGAATGCGCTAACGCACTTTTCTTTGACCGAAGGCCTAATCCAATCCTGCCATGTGGTTCCGCGGCTACTTAAGCCCAAGCTTGCAGCTACTGTAGGGATAGGCGTGTCGCCCGCTTTTACGCGTTCCAGCTCGATTGCAGTGCGCGTTACTAGTAGAAGGCGCAGATATTTGCTGTAGACAGGCTGTCTACGCGTATCTTTTAGCCAGCGCCCTGAACTGGATTGTAGCCCCCGTATAGTCTTGCGCAAGGGTTCGAGTAGGCGCTCCCAGTCGGTTTCGTTGCGTTTCGCGTTGATTTGTGAGTGTTGTTTCTCCATATCGAGCGCGATTGACACGGCGGCGGTCTGTCCAAGACCGTGTTGGATGAGGCACTTTTGCAGCCTGTTTATGTAGGAAGATGGCATAGAAGCTCCTTTTGTGGGTAAATTGAGTACTCTATTGTACACGCAATAAACAGCGCGTCTTGCATATTATAGGGTGTTTTTGCCCTATAGCGTGTGAGATTCTGCAAAAAACGTGAGATTTTCTCTGCGAGTGTCAAGTTCTGCCGAAAAAAAAAACGTATATCGTCCGGACCATAAAACCCCTAAAGCGCATTGATCGCAAAAGAAAGGTGAAAAGAATATACATTGGTATGTACCTATCTATTATTATATATATATATTTAATTAGTAATAATAAGTAATATATATAAAAGTTCAATATAATCAACGCTTTATGAACGACAAGCGCACACCAAAACCGTGCGCTTTAGAAAACGTCTTTACAATAGTCACAATTGGTGTATGTTATAGACGATTTTGGTGCTATTGTGCATGAAACCGAGCTGGCCGTCGGACGTGCGGGCAAGCACGCCGGGGTACTTGGGTAGTAGTGTAGACGTTTTGTCTACTATAGCGCTTGGCGGTGTATGCTTTAGCGCCGTAGGTATGCACTTTAGGTCAAGTGTGCCATTTCGGAAGGCTCGCGTGTACTCTCTAAACGTTGCACGCTCTATAGCGCGCTGTCCAGCGTGTTTTGCGATGTATTGTGTATGCACTTTAGTTCTCCGATGTATTGTGGGTCATTTCGTGGATCAGCGCTTCCCCCGACGGCATCGCGTCGAGCTTGTCGCCCTCAATGACTTCCTGTACACATTCCGCGTGGGTTTGTCCTGCGGCTAGCGCAGCGACGTACCAGGGGCATGCGGTAGTAAGTCTATAGTCTATTGGTTTCATTTCGTTCTACAGAAGATTTGCCCGTACCCGACGTGCTTGCCCGCACGTCGGGGTACTTGGGTAGTAATGTAGACGTATTGTATACGCTCACTTTGCAAGGGATTGCGCTATAGCTGCGGCGCGGAGCTTCCCGGCCTTTTCGTATTTTGCGCACGCTGTGGTGAACGCCTTTGCTAGTGCCAGGATGTTAGCAGGCACGTCGATGCTGCTACGCTCTGCTACTGGTGCGTTCACAATGGCCTTGACATCGCGGTCGACCTTGCGCTCAAGTGCACTACCTCGAAGGGCCTTCCCTGCGCCATCGCACGTAGCACGATAGGCTTCCTTGTGGTGGCAGTATGCGAGCGTCAACGCGATCTTGCAGTCGGGCTTGGTTATCTTGCCACCGACGTACTCTTTGCGAACCGCTTCCAGCGCGGCATCGTAAGAGATGCTGGCGACTACCATTGCGCTAATAGATGCGCTAATAGATGCGCTAATAGATGCCGTTGTGTGGTTTACTGTTGCGTTCTTCATTTGATTACTTTCATGTATGCTTTAGAGTGTAGACGTATTGTCTGCTTGAACCTACAACATACCTATAGTATACAACAGAGGGGTATATCTGCTCTATAGTGCATGAGACTTGACAGTGTTTGCCGGGTTGCGCGACAGTTTTCCCGGGTTGCGCGACCCACTATGCCCCTATGCCCCACTTACTGTGTGCTCTGTGCCGTCCAGTAATAACACTAATCCAGACTTAAGCTATAATACCTGACCGATTTAGTACACTACACAGCGACAGACCCCGCAAATAAAATTTCTACCCACCCACAGTACCCCACTAAAATAGTCAAGTACCCCCGGCTTCATAAATTCAGCCTACCCCCCGTCCCCCATAAAAAAATCCCCGGGTGTTTAGTCCGGGGAAATCACTAGGAGACTCTCAAGGAGAGAAATGCCTAACTCTCCGCTTGCAGTATGCGCCAAATTAATGTAAAGTGCAACTACTTATTGGAGCGCTTATTCCCAATGCAGCTTTTTGAACACCTGATCGACCCCGCCTTTGAGGCCCCGGAGGACGTTTCCTCGTCGGAGCTGGTGTCGGCCCAGGTAAACACGCTGGACTGGCTGGACGCCCCGCTGGAGCCCGCCTCACAGACATCCAAGACGCTCGCGCGTAACGCCTTCGCTAGTGTCACCTCCCCAGACGCCGATGTGGCTATAACGACAGCCACTGTCCTACAATTACGAACCCCTGCTGCAGTGCAGCATTTAGTAAGCATGCTTGCCAAATATGACTGGGACTTCATTGAGCAGGCCAAAGAGATTCGTGGGTATGTGGTGTCTCAGCTCCTTGAAGAAACGAAGTCCTCTGACGCCAGGATACGCTTGCGCGCGCTGGAGCTGACTGGGAAATTAACTGAGGTGGCCTCCTTCACGGAGCGCAGTGAGGTGGTGCACAAGCATGAAGAGAGCGGAGAGATTGAGGACCGGCTGCGCGCACGGCTTAAGATGCTCCTGCCTCCACAACAGCCCGCAGAAGACTTGGAAGTTAAAGAGATTGCCGTGGTAAAGCATGAATCCGCTATCCCCGGCTGAAGTCAAGGCCTTGTTGGGGGCACTGCCCTCCATGCCTCCTGCAGAACAGGAGGCGCTGCTGCGTGATCTGGAGACGCTTGCTACCAAAAAGAGCATAAAGAATGCACAAGACGACTTCCTCTGCTTCTGCCATAGGGTTTACCCGGGGTTCAAAGAAGGCCCACACCATCGTTTCCTGAATCCAATACTGCACAAGGTATTGTCCGGAGACGAAATACGGGTGACTGTGAGCATGCCCCCGCGCTTTGGAAAGTCTGAGACTATTGCGTACCTATTTGTGGCTTGGTATCTGGGGCATAACCCGACGCACCACATCATCATGGTGACGCACACGGCGTCTTTGTCGGACACATTTGGCCGTAAAGTGCGGGACTTGATCGACTCCCCGCCCTACCAAGAGCTTTTTCCGGATACAGTGGTGTCCAAAGACAAATCAGCGGCGGGAAACTGGCTGACAACTGCTGGCGGCAAGTATTTGGCCGTTGGTATTGGCGCAAACGTAGCGGGGCATGGCGCGCACCTACTTATCGCGGATGACTTGGTGTCAGAAAACGCCATGCTGGCGAACCCGGAGACTGCGTTTGCGAATGCGTGGGAGTATATGCAAATTGGCCCGCTACAGCGGCTCATGCCTGGTGGGAAAATTGTGATGATCGGTACGCGGTGGGGCAGAAAAGACCCAATTGGGCGTGCGCTGCAGTGGGCGGTGGACAATCCGGCGTCCCCACAGTGGGTAGAGGTTAGATTTCCGGCAATACTGCCTTCCGGCAAGTCCCTATGGACTGCACAATGGCCGATTGAACAGCTTATTGCCAAAAAAGCGAGCATGTTGCCCCAGTTTTGGTCGGCCCAATATCAGCAGGAGCCTACCAGTGAGGAAGGAGCGCTGATTAAGCGCGAATGGTGGAAGATGTGGGAGAAAGAGCTGCCTCCGGACGTGGAGTTCATCATCCAGGCATGGGATACTGCACACGAAGCAAAAACCCGGGCGGACTATAGTGCATGCACTACGTGGGGAGTGTGGCAGACAGAGGATGGGGAGAGCCGGATAATTATGCTGGACGCCGTGAAGGGACACTGGGAGTTTCCGGAACTTAAAGTCAAGGTGCTGGAGCAGTGGAAGCAGTGGGAGCCGGACTCCCTGATCGTGGAGAAGAAGGCGTCAGGTGCTCCGTTGATCCAGGAGTTGCGCCGGATGAATATTGTGGTGCAAGAGGTGACACCAAGCCGCAAGGGGGCGGGGGTGTCGAACGACAAGTATGCACGGCTGTCCGCAGTGTCTGACTTGTTCTCTTCAGGTATGGTGCATGCGCCAGATAAGCGCTGGGCACACGAAGTCATCAATGAGGTTGCGGAGTTCCCATTTGGTGAGCACGACGACTACACGGACACTGTACAAATGGCCCTGGCCCGATACAGGTCGGGTGGTTTTATTCGTCTTCCGTCTGACTACGATGATGAAGTTACCGATTTTAAGGCACGTCAGAAAGTTTATTATGGTTGACGAAACTCAAAAGTTCATGGGCCGTGGGCAACTGTTGGAGCGGCTAACCGCGCAAACTGGCTCCAGGGAACTAGCGATTGGACTGCTGCGGGACCGTGGGCAGATGGAGAAGAACTCCGAGAAGTTGACACCAGCAGGTGAAAAGCGCAACAATATGACCGCTGCGGAACGAGCCAAAGACCGCGCGGCCACGGCAGCGCACAGTTCTCCGGCAGCCTTTAAGTACAATCCTGCTACCAATCGCGCAACCAAACGGTAAAATACCACATGTTTCAAACGTACATCCACCAACGGGCAGATGACCAACAGGTGTTCTATGTGGGTAAGGGTGCAGAGAAGCGAGCGCATAGTACCAGAGACAGAAGTGAGCACTGGAAGCGAACTGCAGCCAAGCACGGGCGCACTGTAACTATGTGTGGAATTTGGGTAACAGAAGCAGAAGCTTTTGAGCATGAGAAGTTCCTTATTTGGCTGTACAGGGGTATGGGTGCCCCCCTGGTTAATAAGACAGATGGGGGAGAGGGGCCAAGTGGGGCCGTTCGTAGTGCAGAAACTCGCGCAAAACTGTCTGCCAGTACCAGCGCAAGCATGACGCCAGAACGGCGAGCAACTATAGCCATTAAAGCAAAAGCGCTGTGCACACCAGAGCATATAGCGCGGATGTCTGCGGCAGCCAAAGCAGCGTGGACGCCAGAACACGAAGCACATAGGCTAGAGAAACTTCGTTCTCCAGAAACAAGTGCAAAAATGTCAGCTTCTGCAAAAGCCACGATGACACTAAAGCGCAGAACCCACATGGCAGCTATAGCAAAAGCAGCAAATATAGGCCGTGTTTGTAGCCCAGAAACAAAGGCAAAAATAAGAGAAGCACACAAAGGAAAGACAATACCCCGGGAGGTAAGGGACGCTATTTCTGCCACAGTAAAGACGCAAATGACGCCCGCACGGCTTGCCTGCATGTCTGCTGCTACAAAAGCGCAGATGACTCCAGCACATAAGGCAAAACTTTCTGCTGCGCATAAAGGAAAGGTGCTAACAATGGAACAGCGTGCCAGAATAGCTGCAGCAAACACAGGAAAGAAACACTCTCCAGAAGCAAAAGCCAAAATGTCTAGTGCGCGCCTGGCGGTAGTTGCCCGTAAGAAATCGGAATCTTATAAGTTAGGACAAAACTAAATGGAAAAACCACTCTACGCCCTGCCACAAGGCCAGAACCCATTCCTGCAAGCAGCGTCCGACGAGCCAACTGAGTTCGATATTGAGGGAGAGCCATCAAGCTCGCTGGTGGTTGTAGAGGTTGCAGAGAGCAGCTTTGGAGAGAACCTGGCAGAGAAGATGGATGAGGGGGAGTTGGACAAGATTGGGGGGGAGCTTAAGGAGCTGGTGGACGCGGATATTGCCAGCCGCAAAGACTGGGTGGATGCGTTTGTTAAGGGACTTGAAGTTCTGGGCATGAAGTATGAAGAGCGCACAGAACCCTGGACCGGAGCGTGCGGAGTTTACAGCACTGTGTTAGCAGAAGCGGCAATCCGTTTCGAGTCCGAGACGATAATGGAAACCTTCCCCGCAGCGGGGCCGGTCAAGACCGAGATTATTGGGGAAGAGACGCAGGACAAGATCGACGCTGCCAACCGTGTGCGCACGGACATGAACTACCAGATCACGGAAGTCATGCAAGAGTACCGCCCGGAGCACGAGCGCATGCTGTTCTCCCTGGGGCTGGCTGGCGCGGCATTCAAGAAGGTCTACTATGATACGGCGCTGGGTCGCCAAACGTCAGTATTCTGCCCGGCAGAAGATGTGATCATCCCCTATGGTGCCAGCAGCGCGCAGACGGCAGAACGTGTTACCCACGTCATGCGCAAGACCAAGAATGATGTGAAGAAGTTGCAGGTAGCGGGCTTCTACCGTGAGGTCGACCTGGGTGAACCAACGCAGTCCTATACGGATATTGAGAAGAAGAAAGCGGACCACCAAGGGTTTACCCTTACTGAGGATGATCGGTACCAGTTTCTTGAAATTCAGGTGGATTGGGAAATTCCAGGCGACGAAGACCCCAACGGAATTGCCCGCCCCTACATTGTAACGATAGACAAAAGCTCTGGCAAGGTAATGAGCATCTACCGCAACTGGGAAGAGGAAGACGAGAAGCAGCTTAAACGGCAGCATTTCGTGCAGTACTCGTACATTCCTGGGTTTGGTGCGTACGGCATGGGGCTTATCAACCTGATCGGCGGCTATGCGCGCTCGGGCACCAGTATTATTCGGGAGCTGGTAGATGCGGGGCAGCTCTCGAATCTTCCGGGGGGCATGAAAACGCGTGGGCTTCGGGTTAAGGGGGACGACACTCCCATCGGCCCAGGCGAGTGGCGGGACGTGGACGTTGCCAGTGGGGTGCTGCGGGACAATATCATGCCACTGCCGTACAAAGAGCCCAGTCAGACCCTGCTGGCGCTGCTTAACCAGCTAACAGACGAAGCGCGCAGGTTGGGGGCAATCTCCGACATGAACATTAGTGACATGAGCGCAAACGCCCCGGTGGGCACAACGCTGGCGCTGCTGGAGCGCACACTTAAAACGATGTCGGCGGTGCAGGCCCGGGTGCACTACTCCATGAAACAGGAGTTCCAGTTGCTTGCCGCTATTCGGCGGGACCATTCCTCCGATACCTATGAGTACGATCCAGAGAACGGGGACCGGAGCGCCAAGAAGTCCGACTACGCACTGGTCGAGGTTATCCCAGTCAGCGACCCCAACAGCGCTACGATGGCGCAGCGGATCATGCAGTACCAGGCGGCGTTGCAGCTTGCCAGCGGGGCTCCACAGATATATGACTTGCCGTTGTTACATAGGCAGATGCTAGAAGTTCTGGGCATAAAGAACGCAGCTAAATTGGTACCCACCGAAGACGATATGACGCCGGTAGACCCGATCAGTGAGAACATGGCGTTCCTGAATGGGAAGCCTGTAAAAGCGTTCCTGCTGCAGGACCATGATGCCCACATTGCGGTGCACCAGACCTTCATGCAAGACCCGATGATCGCGCAGACTATTGGGCAAAACCCGATGGCGCAGCAGATGGGGGCGGCTATCATGGCGCACATTTCGGAGCACCTTGGCTTTTCCTACCGCAACAAGATACAGGACCGGCTCGGAGCGCCACTTCCCATGCCCGGGGCGGAGCTGCCTCCGGAGATGGAGATACAGATTTCCCGTCTCGTAGCGCAAGCAGCCACCCAGTTGCTGCAGATGAACCAGGCGCAGGCCGCGCAGCAACAGTCCCAGAAGCAAGCTCAAGACCCGCTTATCCAGATGCAGCAGCAAGAGTTGCAGCTAAAAGGACAGGAAGTTGCCATCAAGGGCAAGAAGGTCGATGCGGACATTGCGCTTGCGCAGCAGCGGCTGCAGTTGGATGCACAGCAGAAAGGGGCGGGTGGTCCGGACCCACGGATTGCGCAGCAACAGGCAGCTCAACAAGCACAGCAGGGGCAGCAGGCGCACCAGCAGCAGATGGCCGCCCAGGTGCAGCAAGCACAGGCCCAACAGGCCCAAGCACAGCAGGGGCAGCAGGCGCACCAGCAGCAGATGGCCGCCCAGGTGCAGCAAGCACAGGCCCAACAGGCCCAAGCACAGCAACAGGCTGCGATGCAAGCACAGCAGGCACAGCAAGCAGCACTGCACAAACAACAGACCCACCAACAGGGCTTGAGTCACAAACAGCAGCAGCACAACATGAAGCTGGCGACGCAGGCCCTAGCTGCCAAACTGAAGAAGGGAACACCAAGTGGAGAATGATGTCCTGACCCTGCTCGTGAAGCAGATGGAAGACGAGAAGAAGACGTACACCGAGACCCTGATAGACGGGGGCGTTGGCACGTTCGACAAGTACCGTGAGGTGTGTGGGCGCATCTACGGGATGGCTATTGCGCAACGGATTGTTGGCGATATGCAGGAACGACTGCGCAAACAGAACGAGTGAAATTAGGCAGGCTTTTCTGGGGTGCCTCTAATATCTTACAAACCCCATGCGTAAAAGGAAAATATGGAAACCTTTGATATTGGGTTGAAGCTGGACCCGTCCGGGCCGGTGTCCGACCTGCCTACTGTGGACAAAGCGACGCAGATACCGGAGCCTGTCACGTACCATCTATTGTGCATGCTGCCGGACGTTAAAGAGGAGTACGAGAGCGGCATCCTTAAGGCGGACAAGACGATGCAGTTTGAAGAGCTGTTGTCCCCCGTACTGTTTGTTGCCAAGATCGGCCCCGATGCGTTCAAGGACGAGAAGCGGTTCCCGTCCGGCCCTTCTTGTGCGGTAGGCGACTTCATCATCGTCCGCCCCAACTCCGGCACCCGGATGAAAATTCACGGAACAGAGTGGCGAATTTTGAATGATGATTCGGTTGAAGCTACTGTGCAAGACCCTCGCAGCATCCAAAGGACGTGATCATGGCTGATACACAAACTCCCGAAAAAATTGCGTACGAAGTCGAAGACGGCGTTATCCTGGACGGAGACACCAAAATCGAAGTCGTGAATGACACTCCGGAAACGGACCAGAACCGCACCCCGCTGCGGGAACCCCCTGCTGACGTCACGGACGAGGAGCTTACCAAGTACTCTGACCAGAAGCTGAAAGACCGGCTGGCACACCTGGGCAAGGGATACCACGAAGAACGCCGGGCCAAAGAGAGTGCCGGGCGGGAGCGGGACGAAGCTGTGCGTATGGCCCAGTTCGTTGTTGCGGAAAACCAACGGTTGCAGGGCTCCCTGGCGAACAACCAAAATGCTCTGTTGGAGCAGGCCAAGAAGGTGGTGGGTTCCGAGATCGAAGATGCCAAGCGCGCCTACAGGGTTGCGCAGGAGGCGTTCGACACCGATGGTATTGTTGCTGCACAGCAACAGCTCAACGCAGCCATGATAAAGGCAGACCGGGTAAATAATTTTCGGCCAGCCCCTGTACAAGCACCTAAAAATGTTGTACAACCGCAACAACAGGTTCAACAACCTCAGTTGGATTCCAAAACACGCGAATGGAATGAGCAGAATCCGTGGTTTGGAAGTGATCGCAAGATGACGGCTTATGCTCTTAGCCTCCATGAGGAACTGGTTGAGTCTGGTGTTCCGATAGCCAGCGACAACTACTTCAACAGTATTAACGCTGACGTTCGGAAAAGGTTCCCTGAGACATTTGCAGAGGAATCCGCTGGAGCAAATTCTTCCCGGCGCTCAAGAACAAATGTAGTTGCACCAGCATCGCGTAGTACAGCGCCAAAAAAAGTCGTACTTACACAAACGCAGGTAAATCTCGCCAAGCGGCTCGGGGTTCCTCTAGAACTCTATGCTCGTAAGGTAGCGGAAGAAATGAGGAAATGAAAATGGCTACTACTGAACGTACACCACGAGAACTTGATACACGCGCAAAAATGGAGCGGCCTACAAAATGGTCTCCTCCCCAGCTTCTGCCTGATCCGACTCCCGAGCCGGGCTACGCATTTCGCTGGATTCGTTTGAGTACTCTCGGCAACGCAGATGCCATCAACGTATCTTCAAAGCTCCGCGAGGGCTGGGAACCCGTAAAGGCTTCAGATCATCCCGAGATTCAGCTTATGGGGGGCACCACTGGCCGCTTCCCTGACAGTGTGGAAATCGGAGGACTGCTTCTTTGCAAGACACCTGTTGAGTTCACCGAGCAACGTGACGCGCACTATCGCCAGTTGGCGACTTCGCAAATGGACTCTGTGGACAACAACTTCATGCGTGAGAGTGACCCCCGTATGCCGCTTTTCAGAGAGCGCAGCACGAAGGTTTCTTTCGGAAAAGGTAATTAACTTTTATAGGAGCCCATTAACATGGCTGCTGTTTCTTCCCCCTATGGCCTCAAGGCCATCAACTTGATCGGGGGTCTACCGTACGCTGGTAGCACCCGCATGGTACCGATTGCCTCTGGCTACGCTACCAATATCTACTTCGGCAGTATTGTCTGCATCATTGCCGACGGTTCGCTGAACATTGTCACTGCAACAGGCGCTGACGCCACAACCAACGCTTGGCCGGACGGTAGTAGCCACGCAACTGGTGCTGTCGGTATATTCGTTGGCTGCAGCTACACCAGCCCCTCCACCAAGCAAAAGCTGTTCTCGCAATTCTGGCCCACCGGCACGGTTGCTTCGGACGCCGTTGCCTATGTGGTGGACGATGACCGGGCGGTGTTCCAAGTCCAAGCCGCTGGCACCGTTGCCGCTACGGCACTTGGTGCAAACTTCTTCCTGTCTGCCGCTCAGTCCACTTCGACTGGTAGCACGACCACGGGGAACTCGACTACGGCAGTGGTTGCGGGCGCAAGTTCGCTGCAGACCACAGCGCCGTTCCGCTGCGTTGGCTTCGTTGATATGGTTGGTTTCTCTGTTGTGGGCGATGCCTACACGGATATTCTGGTCAAGTTCAACCCCGGCTGGCATTCGTATACCTGTGTCGTCGGAATCTAAGGAGTAACACATCATGGCAATTTCTCGTGCCCAACTACTGAAGGAACTCCTTCCCGGCCTGAACGCTTTGTTTGGCCTTGAATACGCGCGCTACGGTGAGGAGCATAAAGAGATTTATGAAACCGAATCGTCTGAGCGTTCTTTTGAGGAAGAAACCAAACTGGCAGGCTTCGGTGCCGCCCCGGTGAAGAACGAAGGCCAGGCCATTGCGTATGACAACGCGCAGGAAGCATGGACCGCGCGCTACAACCACGAAACCATTGCACTTGGGTTCTCCATAACCGAGGAGGCGGTGGAAGACAATCTTTACGACAGTCTTTCCGCTCGCTACACCAAGTCTCTGGCTCGTGCAATGGCGTACACCAAGCAGGTAAAGGCTGCGTACATCCTGAATACCGCTTTCACTGGTTCGGGCAACCCGACCTATGGTGATGGTGTTGTTCTGTGCGCAACCAACCACCCGCTTGTCAACGGTGCGACCAACAGCAACCGGCCTACCACTGGTGCTGATCTGAATGAAACCTCCATGGAAAACGCCGTGATCCAAATCGCTGCGTGGACCGACGAAAAGGGTCTTCTGATCGCTGCCAAGCCCAAGAAGCTGATCCTTCCTCCTGCTCTGCAGTTCGTTGCTACTCGTTTGCTGGATACCAATCTCCGTGTTGGTACTTCTGATAATGATATCAACGCGCTGAAGAACAATGGGTCGATCCCGGAAGGCTATGCAGTCAACCATTTCCTGACGGACACCAACGCCTGGTTCTTGATGACTGATGTGCCCAACGGCCTCAAGCATTTTGTGCGGACCCCATTGACTACTGGTATGGACGGCGATTTTGACACAGGCAACGTCCGTTACAAGAGCCGCGAACGCTACAGCTTTGGTGTCAGTGATCCACTCGGGCTGTACGGATCGCCGGGATCGTCCTAAGCGCAAAGCAGTACCTAGCCTAGCCTAGCTAGGATGCTATCGAAAAGAGAGCTTCGGCTCTCTTTTTCATGGGTGTGTATTTAATTTATAAGAGTAGTGGCATTCCGGCTTCTTATATGTTATCATCCCAACATGAGCACTCCAACAAATATAGCCACTGCCCGCACTGAGGGCGCTATCCACTACAACACAGGCAAGCCTTGCAAGTACGGGCACCTATCTGATAGGTTCTCTTCCACAGGAGGGTGCAAAGAATGTATGCGGATAAAGGCAATGCAGGGGTACGTGCACACAACCACCAAGCGCCGTACGTATGACTCGTTGGAGAGCTTTATTTCGGCATCCACTGTTTGCCATAACGGGCGGTACACCTACCAGAATGCTGTTTATGCAGGGGCGCATACTAGGCTAAAAGTAACCTGTGCAGTGCATGGGGATTTTCTACAGAACCCCACAAACCACACCCAAGGAAAAGGGTGCCCCAAATGTAAGCATGTAGCGCTAGGGCTACGCTCTGTCGGAACAACGGCCAGCTTCGTGGACGCTGCGCAAAAGTTGTGGGGGGATAGATGGGAATATGGTGCAGTACAGTATGTGGGTAGTCACCTGCATGTCAGCATAGTTTGTAAGGAACATGGTGCGTTTCTACAGACACCAACAAACCATTTATCTGGGAAGTCTGCGTGTACAAAATGCAACCATATGCAGTCCTCCGGCGAAGACGCCGTTTTCTCCCTCCTATCCAACTACACCACTGCCATACAGCGAGATCGCACCATCCTGAAGCCCCGGGAGCTGGATATATATCTTCCTGAAAAGAAGTTAGCCATAGAGTACAGTGGGATGTACTGGCACAGCCACTTCAACGCCGTTGATGAGAAGAAGGACAAGCTGAAGCACTACCAGAAGTACATGGACTGCAAAGCGCAAGGTATCCGCCTACTTACCATCTACGAAACGGAGTGGGCAGAACGGGAGCCCGCCCTGCGCCGACTGCTACGCAACGCCGTGGGCAAAGGAAGGGGGAAACTGATGGCCCGCAAGTGTGCGCTGCGAAAGGTTCCTACCCCCGAAGCACGCATCTTTTATGAGAAATACCATCCCCAAGGGGGCGCGGGCGGCGGGGAGCACTATGGCCTGTACTGGAACCAAAAGCTGGTGGCCTGCATGCGGTTCGCCTTCGGCAACAATGACCGGGGCACAGGGGCAAAAACGCCTACGTGGACGCTAGGCAGGTATGCCACCAGGGTCACAGTAGCAGGCGCTGCCTCCCGGCTGTTCAAGGCATTCTTGGATGAGTTCAAGCCGCAAGCAGTCAAGTCGTTTTCGGACAACAGATATTTTGAAGGGGGTATGTACGCTCAACTAGGGTTTACCCTGGAGGAGGACGTGGTGCCTGACTATCAGGTGTGGAGCCCAAAGGTCGGGCTCAAGCCCAAACCACACTATCAGCGCAGAGTATTGCCAAAACGACTGTTGGAGCACGGAATGGACGAAGTGTTTGCCCCAGAGACAGACGCCAGAACAGAAGCAGAGATGACGTATTTTATGGGGGCGGGCAGGATTTATGATTGTGGGAAGAAAAAATGGTTGTGGACTGCTAAATAAAGTAGTATGCTTCGCATAGCCCGGAATAAACGGGGCGTCAGACTGGTCCGGCAGACGACATGCAGACAGGCGCTCCACTACTTGCATGTAAGGAAATATCATGGCATCCAGCACCTTTTCCGGGCCAGTCACATCCCTGGCTGGTTTCATTTCCGGCACCTCCGCCGCTCCTGTAGCCTTAACTGCCGCAGGTAATCTCGGACAGTCCTACGCAACCACATCCGCAGCCACAGGTGACACCCGCCTTAGCTATCAAAAGCTCACATTTAGTTCCACTGGTTCCGGCGAGACAGCACGAAATTTCACTGTTGTAACTGGCGTTGGCGCAGCCACAGGCGGTACGGTAAATGGTGGGCATATGTCTCTGTCTATTGATGGCGCGGGTACGGTGTCCGGCGCAGGTAATGCAGTACGCGCAACCCTTGGAGGTACTTCTACCAACCCGGGGGGCACGTTGGCTTCTTTACAACTGGACTCTGATTTTGCAACGGGCGGTACGTGGTCCAATGCGTCGTTTATGCGCGTAACTAATTCTGGTACGGGCGTCATTGACAACTTCGCGCTACTGCCCACAACGGGTGCAGGACTGATGGTGGCTCCGCACACTACGCAAGTGATGACGGACTCTATTCGTATCAAGTTAGCGGACGGCACCACGCGGTACATTATGCTGACTACATTGGCTACAAACCGTAGTTGATCGTGGTAATAACGCAAGAGTTCTTGCAGGCAGAGATTGCAGACCTTCAGCGCGAGACTGAGAAAGCCAAAAGTTTTCTGATCCAAGCCGATGCTGCAATCTCCGCTTACAAATTGCTTATAGCCAAGCTAAACGAACCGGAGCCGCCAAATGCAAACTGATGTTCTTGCCAGTGTGCCCCTCACCACGAGCGGGCAGTTCACCAACCAGGCCACGGACAATATCCAGCGCTGCCGTATCAAGGCAATCTATGTGGTGCCCACAGGTACTGCAGGCACGCTGATCATCAAGGATGGAGGCTCTGGTGGAGCTATTCTGGCAACGCTAAATACTGTCGCTTCTGCGACACAGCCTACTTATATTGTGCTCCCGGGAGAAGGGATACTTTCACAGCTTGGTCCCTACGGGGCGGTGTCCACTGTCGGATCGGCAACGATCTTCTACGCTTAACTGGAGAAAATAATGGCTACTAAAGGTGTAAATCCAT